GGGGTTCAACAGGCGTCTCACCTGTCATCAGTTGTAGATCAGATGGCACCGTCCCGGTTCGCTGCACTTAAGCAGTGGCCGAGATGGGAGAGCACGTTAGTAGATTTACACTATTAAGCGAATGGCAAAAAAGATACCGATTAACTTAAGGATTTACATCCTTCTGGCTAACCGTTCTCGATTAAGCTATCACGAAATAGTAACTACTTGGCGGGTGTTTGACTCCCAGTTCGAACAGTTTGTAAGACTGAACGGACCTGAAGCGACTCTAAAACTCTATAAGGCATGTTTCATATTTCTACGAAACTACCTTCTTGAGTTGTCGAGTACACCGATACCGTTTGTAAAAGTTGATAAGAAGGGGATTCCCAAACCTCTGTGGCCTTTAAGACCACTATTGAGGGATGAGTCTACCCAACGAATCGCGCTTTCCTTCGCTCGAATAACAGATCGTATCATTTTACCTGCTCAATTGAACAGGGAGATGATTACTTCTCCGTTAAAGAGAGGTAAGGGATATCGTAAGACGGCCAAAGCATTTAAGCAGTGGTCGAAAGACTTTATCAATTACCATCAAAGGAAGCTGACTTTTGTTCCAAGGAGCGAGATGCGGTTGAAGAACACCTTAGGCAGGGGTCCAAATGGACCAGCGGTTGCTAATTCCGCATCTGACCTAATTGCCTTAGCAAGACAAGGCGATCTGTATTTAGCTATACAGTCCCTTAACTCTTTGTGTCATGCGGAATGGTTGAACACCGTAATGGTGAACAACTATCCGGATACACAGGTTCCGAAAGGAGAAGTATTTCATTCTCGAGTCGGTATCCTGCAAGAGGCAGGTGGTAAATCACGCACATTCTCGATCTTCGATTACTGGTCCCAAAACGCACTAAGACCTCTTCACGATGGGTTAACCCATGTGTTGAAGCGCTTAGGTTGTGATGGAACCCATGATCAAGATGCCTCTTGGGAACGAGTGAAGACTCGGGCCCAAGGTCATCAAACCTTCTGTTTTGACCTATCATCAGCCTCTGATCGGATTCCTGCTTTTCAGCAGGCCCGGATCATTGGGCTTTTGACTGGTAATCCAGAGATTGGTAAGATGTGGCACAAGGTCATGTGTGATCGATCCTTTAGAACCCCAGATGGAGAGAGTATAAGGTGGGAAGTCGGACAACCCTTAGGGGCATTGTCGTCTTTTCCAGCCTTTGCTCTCTGGCACCATTTCATCGTCCAATTTGCAGCATGGAATGACCGTGTGAAACGAGGACATAAGTCCAAGTATCACTGGTTTTCCAACTACGAATTAACGGGCGACGATTTGGTGATCTGGAACAAACAAGGCTCACGAATACCATAAGATCATTACTTGCTTTGGTATAGAAATTAATCTATCCAAATCGGTAATATCTGATGGACCCGTTGCAAAAGTTGAATACCTGAAAAGGCATCTTCTAGATTCACGGGAGATATCGTCGTTAAAACATAATATCCTTATGAAGGATAATTATGAGTACGCAATCGATTCGTCGATTTGTTGTACAAACGTCGATATCTGGTGAGAAACCAAACCTTCGATAAGATCGATGCAATCTTCCCTACCGGGAAGAAGTATCTACCTTTTCGTGTCATGGCTTGGTATCGATTTCATGATGGCCCAACACATACATTTATGGTTGGTAACCATCCGCTGAAATTCGACAGGGATCAACTTGCTTTACAGCTAGTTGAAGCCCGAACCCAAGCTTTACGCCGAAAGGCGGAAGAGTTAGAAAAGGTGTTAGGAGGCAAGCCTCTTGACACACTCTTAAAACAATTCCGGACTCCTTATCGTAAGTCATCCACAGGTTCGGCAGGTGGTAACTTTTTAGAGTTACACCCGCTAATATGGTCGCTTAACCAAACCGGAAACGATTTGGCCGATGCCCTTGAATCTTTATGGCTCGAGGAGACACCATTAGGAGTCGAGTACCTACCCTTAATAAGCCGCCGTTCCTACTTCCATTCTTCAATGGATAGAAACGTAGCGTTATCTAAGGTATTTACCAAGTTAGTATCTAATGAGATACATTCTCAGCGTGGTACAGAGGACGTCAGTACGAAGGACTCTCCCTGCGGGGAGGAATCCG